TGTCATCGTAAGCCGTCGCGATCCGCAGCCCATGTTCGGGCGTCACCGCATCATTGATCGCGAGGACGCTGCCGGATCCGTCACAGCGGATGTTGGTTAGTGTTGCACTCCCCCGCACCGGCGATGCAAACATCTCCTCGGAGCCGGATGCGTAGTCCGGCGCCACAAGGCTGATGAACATCCGGTCGATGCGTGTGGGATCAACGCGCACGGCATCGGACGGCAAGGCAAAGCCCGCGTTTAGGGACTCGAAATCGAGCGTTACGTCCGCGCTGTTCGGGCTTCCCGAAGCATAATTCCAGAGTCGGACGAGCCAGACCTGCGGGTTTCCGGACGCGTCTGTTGCCTCGATCGTCAGCGTCGGCCCGTTGATCGCGTCGAGCGCAAGGATTCCGCTCGACTCCCAGTGAAAGCTGAGCACGCACTTCGAGTAGTTACGGCAGGGCGTGCTCCGGCTGGTCGCGCACCTGCCCCGCCGTTCCGCTCACCCGCACGCGCGTGGCGCCCGCCGAATCGATCACTCGGACCCAGCCGTCGCCGCCCGCATCGATGTCGACCGCGTAATTGGCGCTCGGAACTGCCGCAAGGACGCCGTTCACGTCGACTGCTTCAAGACTTGATATCGATTGCACCGGCGCAGGTTCGATCCGCTGCCACTTGCAGCTCGCCGGCACGTCCGTCGCGAAGCTCCGCGCAATCACGGCCTGCCCCAGGAAGGCCTCGCACAGGGCGCTCGCCGTCCGGATCAGCCCCGCAAGCAGCGCCTCTTCCTCGCCCGTTTCAATCCGGACGTAGGCTTGCGCCTCGCTCATCGTCACGACGGGCAACGCCACTCCTTGCGCCGCCATCACCTATTCTCCACGCGCAGCACGACCGATCGCCGGTCGGTCCGGCCGGATTGCAGCACCACGTCATTGACCAGCCGGTACAGCTTGCCGGCCAGGCCGCCGCCCGCCTTCACGGTCGAGGTCGTCGCGTCGAAGTCGTTGCCGACGATCGTCACGCCACCTGGCTCGCCCGGGTCGACCGACCACTGGCTGTCGGCGATCAGGTCGCCAAGGAGGTATTCGGCGCCCCAATCCACGGAATAATCGAGGACTGCCTCGGGGTCCTTGAGTAATAAAGTCATGTCGATCCTTTGCTTGCGTCAGCCAGGGTCGCGGCTCAGCGCGGCTCCGGCGGGGCGACGATGTCGCTCTTGGCGACGACGAGCCGGTTTGCGGGAGCCCTGGTGTTGCCCAGCCTCTTGGCCGCGCCGACTCCGGGTTGCGAGGAGAGCGGGACGTCGCCGATCGAGCTTGCCGCGATGCTCATGCGATCAAACCGTGGGTGATCAGCTTCGCCTTCAGGTCGTTGACCAGCGCGATTGCGCTGCTGAGATCAGTCGCATCCGCAGCCGTCCCGGTCTGCCGCGCCGTCACCACTTGCGTGCCGTTGATCGAATAGCTTCGCCCAGCCGCCGCGAGATCGAGCCCGTTCGCGTTGAGCTTGGCCAAATCCGCCGCCCCGAAAGACGTCCCAAAATAGATGTCGGAAGCTTCGACGTGGAGCCGCTGATAAGCTCCACCAGGGGCGCTGTAGGAGATCAGCCAATTGCCGGACCCCGAGCCGCCGCTGCCGATGTGCACGCCCGCCCCTGTCGACAGTGGCGGCAGGCCCGTCAGCCGCCCGCCGACATAGAGCCCCGACCCGTTGCCGTTGTCGCTGAGCGTGATGCCTTTCCCGGTCTGCACCGTGTCGGCGACGAATTGCTTCGTGAACATCCCGCCGCCCGAGAAATAGGCGCTGTTCCATCCCGAATAAGGAAAGCCGTTGATGGTGTTGTAGAAGGCCGCCTGGCCGCCCGACATCGGACCGACGTAGCTCGTCCCCGTTTCGAGATATGACGACACGACGTTCGTCATGGCGCCGCTGTAGGTGACGACGATCCCGACGTTGAAGGCGAAGTGACAGCCGAAGAAGTAATTTCCGAACAGCCCCATATCGAGGACGCCGATTTCGGGGCCGGCGAAGTTGCACGCCGTGAAGCACCCGACTTGTGCGTCCGATCCCTCGAGGACCACGCCCGCATTTTGGCCGCCGAAGTAGCAATTGTGGAACGTGCAGCTGTCGGCCAGCGACCCGTCGTTGGTGGATCCGCGCAGGAGCGCGCCCACGCCCTCCGTGCCGTATCCGAAGAAGACGTCGCGGCACGAGACTTTCGCAGTGCTGTAGAGCGCCGCCGGCGCATGGCGCAGCACCGCGTTCGTCACTGCTTGCGTCTGCGCACCCGGATTGTCGATCGTCAGCGTCGAAGTCCCGCCGCCTGACTGGATCTCGGCAACGATGGGATATTTGACCGTGTAGCGCGCGCCGGAAACGGTTGCGGTTGCGCTGTTGGACAGCGTGATCGTCGTGGTGGTCCACGCCGTAACGGTGGTTCCCGGCGGAAGGCCCGCTCCTGCAATGTCGATATGCTGGCCGATGTAGACGCCCGGGTTGCCGATGAAGGGGATGCCCGCGTCGGTCGTGACCGTGACGCTGTTCGATCCGCTCGAGATTGCCGCCGTGCGGTCCTGGATTGTGATCGAAGGACCCGCACCCTCGAGCCACACGACCTGATGGTCGGCGAAGTTCGCCGCGCCCGTCGAAACCGGGAGCGTCGTCGGCGACGCCGGATTGAACGATGCAATGCCGGTTGTCCCGAGCCCGCCCGTCTGCGCAATGCTCAGGTTCTCGATTTGCAGATAACCTGCATTGGCCCCGGCGGCGCCGTGCTTCACGCGAAGACCCGTCGACCCCGCGGGGAATTTCAGGACCGTTGCGCCGTTCGGCGTGCCGCCGTCGTACCCGCCCATGCCGTGACCGGTCAGGCGATGCGGCCGCGCGAAACGGATATCGCGATCGACGTTCGTGACGCCAGGCGGCGCCATCATCCACACCGCGCGCCCGAACACCGCTTCGACGCTCTCGGCCCGCGCGGCATTATTGCCGGCGCCATCGGCGAAGCCGAACCACGACAATTGGACCGGACCCTCGACTTGCCTGACCCAGGCGCCGGACGCGCCGGTCGAGTCCGACGAAGGCGCGACATAAATGCCCTGGTAGATGTCGACTGCGACCTTCGCCGACAGGTCGGAGCGGTCGAACACGAAAAGGCCTTCGCGTCCGGCTTCGGTGAGCATCACCGCGGGCTGGACCTGCCCAGCCGCGGCAAGTGTGCTTCGGCTCCCTGCGATGCTCGTTCCGCCATTCGCTCCGGCGGACGCGCCAGCCTGGATGGTGTTGAACCATTCGGCCGCAGCGATCAGCGACACGCTCTTGATGCCATTGCTGAAGTTGGTCGTGATCCCGCTGATCGGGTCGCGGCTGATCGTCCCGTCCGCTTCCAGCGTCCCGCGACCGACCTCGCGCTCGAGGGGCCTGTCGATGCCGAGCGCCGAGTAGTAAAAGCTGTCGCCAACCTGCAGTGCGGTGGCGAAGCTCGAATAGCCGTTGACCGTCGCACCGAGGACGAAATTCCCCGTGCCGGTCGTGGTCGTATAGTTGCGCACGAGGTCGACGAACCTCGGCTGGAAAACAGCCATTGCTGCTCCTTCGAATTACCCTCTCCCCATGCGGGAGAGGGAGGGAGGCGCGAAGCGCCGGAAGGGTGAGGGGGCGGAGATCAGGGGCGCACTCCGCCCCCTCAACTCGTCAGGCGAACTTCAGAAGCTTGATCGCTTCCGAATTCACCACCTGACCGCCGACCCGCTTCGTTGCGTAGAAGTGCACGTACGGCTTGTGCGTGTAGGGATCGCGCAGGATCGTCGTCGCATTGCGCTCGGCGATCACATAGCCCGCCTTGAAGTTGCCGAACGCAATCGACAGGCTGTTCGCGGCGATGTCCGGCATGTCCTCGGCCTCGATCAGCGGATAGCCGAGCAAAGTCGCCGGCTGGCCCGCCGCCAGGCTCGGCTGGAACATGAAGGCGCCGTCCGCCGTCTTGAACTCGCGCACCGCCGCCGCCGTCGCCGAGTTCATCACGAACACCGCGCCCTGGCGGTAAGGCGAGCGCAGCGACTGCACCAGGTCGACCAGCTTGTCCGCCGGATTGGTGCCGGGGAACGCGCCCGCGGCACCCGTGCCGATGAACTGCAGCGTCCCCATCGGCCGCGCGGGATCGAGCGCCGCCGAATTGGGCGAGCTCAGGAAGCCGAGCGGCTGGCTCACACCCGTGCCGCTGACAAACGCGGCGCCCTCGGCCCGAGCGAACTCGGTCGCGATCTCCGCGGCCAGGAACGCCTCGACGTCGAACGCTGCATCGTCGAGCATCTGCTGCGACACTGCTGGATTGGCGTAGAGATCGCCCGAGGGCGGCACCACTTCATTGAACGCCGGCGTGTTCGTCTCCGGCCGCGCATCCTCGAAGCCGACCCAGCCCGACGGAGTTCCGCCGCTTGCGATCAGCTTGCGATAGCCGGCGCTCCCCACCTTCACGACATTGGCGATCGAGCGGATCGGCGAGATCGAAGCGAGCGTCTGGTCGATCACCTGATCGATCTCGCGCGGCACCGCATATCCGCCGATCGCATCGGACGAGCTGCCAATCGCCTTGGTCTCGAGCCCGCTCTCGATTCCGCGCCGGATATATTGATCGACGAACGCGCTCGCTTCCGCCGACTTGACGCCGTCGAGCGCCGGCCGCTGCGCCGCAATCACCCCCGCCGCGATCTTCGCCTTCAGCGTCTCGAGCTCGGCCTTGAGCTCGGCAACGCCATCCTCCTCGAACTGCTCGAACGACTCTTCGAGCGCATCGGCCTTCACCTCAATCATTCACTCTTCTCCCGTGTGAAACCCAAACAAAAAGGGCCGCGGAAACCCGCGACCCTCGTCACCCTCATTCTCGTCATTCCCGCGAAAGCGGGAATCCAGCCCATTCGTCATCCCGGCCTTGAGCCGGGATCCGCTTATTCTTCTTTCGTTGCGGCCACGTCCGACAACCGGCCCAGATCCCGCATTGAGTTCAGCCGATCCACAAGAATCACATAAGAAGGATTTGGACCGCTACTTTGGTAAAGGAAGCGTCGTCCTTGGAAATCGACTGCGTAAGCGTGTCCGATCTGCGCCGCGACCTGCGGTCGGTTCTTAAAAGTGCGACGGTTGAATCGGATAAAGTAACGAGGTTCCTGCTCCCACGAACATGGCTTGGTTGCATTTGGGCAAAAATGCCCAGCCTCGAACTGAGTCGCCCAGACGCCTTTCCAGCGTTGCGCGGGCAACATCTTGAAGCATTCGTCTATTTCCTCTCGTGGTTTACAGGGCCACACGCCAAGGTATGGCAGTCTGAGGCGGACGATCATTCTCGCCGTCCAGGATTTATATGCCTCCGCCCGATCGCTCGGGGCCTGCTGGCAGGCAGACAGTTCGAGTGCAAACACGAGCAGGCCAGCCCGGCAGTTCATGGACCAAGCTTCTCTTATTCATCTCCACGTTTCAACCGCATGCACCCGCGCCTTCGGCTGCATAGGGTTGGCCACCAAACTCACCTCCACCAGGTCGAGCTCCACCAACTCCCGCACCCCACCCGAACTCTTCGCCTCGCGCACCCGATAGCCGAAGCTCAGCCCGCCGACCTTCTTGGCTTCGAGCAACCGCGCCGCCCGTCGATCCTTTACCGCCGCAATCACCCGCAACCCGCGCTTGTCCTCCGACAAATGCTCGATCCGCCCGATCACCGCGTCCGCCTTGTGCTGCCACAACAGCGGCACCTCGCCCGCGCGCTCCAGCGCCCGCAGGAAAGCGCCCTTGCGCACGATGTCCCCGCCCTTGTCCGGTCGGTCGAACACCGCCGCGTACCCCGCAAACCTGATCCCCCTCTCGCGCGTGCGGGAGAGGGCCGGGGTGAGGGTTTGTTCTTTCATTGCGCCACCAGGTCCGTCAGTCGAAGCCGAACCGCGATCCCGATCAGCACCATCGCACAGGCCAGCCGCACCACCCACGTCACCACCGCCCGCAAGGCACTGCGCTTGGCATCGCGCCACGCGGACAGAAGCTCGCGCAACTCGTCCATGTCCCGCCGCGCCCGCTCGTCATCGAGACCGAGCGACGCCAGCGCCCGCCGCGCCCCCGCCTGGCTCGACTCCTCAACCAAGGCGCGAAGCGTGATCAGATCCACCCCGCGCCCCTCGGCCTGCGCCATCAAGCTCGCCAGCAACGCTTCCGCCGTCACTTGGCCCTCTCCCGCGCGCGGGAGAGGGTTGGGTGAGGGTCTTCCTTCTTCACCGGAAACCCCAGCATGTCGCGCTTCTCCGCATCGCTCAGGAACGACGCCGCCTCGACTTGCGTCCACAATTTCGCCCGGTCCTCGGCAAGCTCGCTGATCTGGTCTTCGTCGACCTTCAGCGTCACCGGACCCATCCAGTCGGTCAGCATGCTGGCCAACCCGCTCAGCACCCGCGCCGCCATCGGCAGGATGGTCTGCCGGTACAGCGCCCGCCCCGCCTCGCGCGCATTGGCGTAAGTCGCATCCCCCGGCAGCCCGACCAGCACCGGCGGCACCCCGAACGCGAGTGCGATGTCGCGCGCGGCGCCTTCCTTCAGCGCGACGAAGTCCATGTCCGCCGGAGTCAGGCTCAGCGCCTGCCACTTGAGCCCGCCCTCGAGCAGCAGCGGCCGCCCGGCATTCCCCGCACCGGAGAACTCCT